TGAAGGAGCGTGGGTTTAACATGGGAATGTATGACTGCCTCGTAGATGGCATTGACAACAAGACCAAGGAGCTCGGACGCTGTAAAATCAGTTACAACACGTCCTTCGCGCTTAATCTCGCTACCAGTGATGTGGAAGACGAAGTCCTCCTTGTCAAGGAGGCCAACCTTAGCACGCTTCACCTCAACATTAAACATAACGCGAGAAGTAACGGCCTTAGTATCAGTAATACCAAAGTCGTGAGGGTTGGCCACCCAATTCTCGTTTGAGGAAGAAACGACCAAAAGGGACTCAACGGGAGTGACTCCTTTCTGGTTCATATCAGCAATGGGCGGGTTGTAAGCGGCGGAATTGACCACGGAGATAAGGGTAGATGAGATCATCGTCCTGGACTCGACTTTCTTCACTTGATATATGTCATCAAAGAAAAGATAGTGCATAGTCTGGGAACAAAATCCATCCCAATACTCTTCCTCCATGTTCTTCGTCCAAGTGTGTTTGGGCTCTTGGTATTCATCAGCGGATATGACACCAATGAGACCAAGCTCACGATGGACGGCAGGCAGGAAAGACTCCTTGATGAAGGTCGATTTACCGACGCCAGGGGCACCCCAGAAGTTAACCATCACAGGAACAGGACGATTGCCTCGGAGGCGAGCAGCGGGCTTAACCTTGGCGCCAATAGTCTCAAGTAGTCGAGACATGTTGGAAAAGATAGTCGACCACCCTCCATGAAGCTTACCAATATTATTGGCATTCTTAATGAGAAAGGTCTTGTACCATTCGGCTTCGGTAGTGTACTGAACAGTAGTGTCAGGAGATACTCTCAAAGCAACTGCTGACATGGAAGAGACCTTCGTAGCAAGGTCGTGGATGCGTTCGTAATGGGTGAGGATCTCCTGCTCGAACAAGTTCATGGGATATGGGACTCCCGTGATGTATCCGAGGATAGTGGAAAGAAGAGCATAACCATTTTGCGCGATCCAACCAAGAGCGGTAACTCCTGAGCGGAAAGCGGGAAGGGAAATGGGCACGGACACTCCAAAAACGAACTTCATGACCATGGATAGCCATGAGAAGGAAGACTGAGGCTGAGGACCAAACTGGAAGTCCAACTTGGCGAGCTCGGGGAAAGCAGCGCGCAACGCCGGAGTGGCGATAAAGCGCGCCATGGGACCAAGCTGGTCAATAAAGTACTGGTAGGCCCATACGCACAAGAACTGTACGTAACGCTTGATGGTATCGAGCATAACCCCAACCTTAGAGAAAGCAGTATAGAAAAGGTTGTAGGTGCTCTTTAACCATTGAGCAATGGGCTCCAAGTAAGTGGAAACGAAATCAGCGACTTCCCTAGAAGCAGTGGAAACATCAGCAAAGCTGTCAGCGATGCGGGTTACATCGTGACCGGTTCGGGCGATAGTAGCCGCGACACGACGGACTCCAGTTTTAACAATAGGGGTTATACGGGAACCGACGTGGGCAATGAACAGCACGAAGAACGTCATGGATGCAGTGATCAGCAGCAGATTCAAATCTGCCAGAAGGTCTGACCCTTGACGATCGACAATCTCAGTAGTAAGAGGGAGCTGTAGAGCATGTTCATTTAGACGCATCAGGCGAGCAGTACGAGGTGCCACACGAACTAAAAGACTGACCAATAGAGCACGATAGGGGTGCTCGCTCAACCAGTTAGTTGCAGTGCGATCAAAAGACTCACTACGCCAGGTATGGATAGTGCGTAGCATCTTCTCAACCAGGTTATTAACCTGGCGAGCGTTGTCGAAGTCAATCAACTGACCAAATTCAAACACTCGATAGGCGGAAATACGGGTCTTCCACCTATAATAATCGAAGTCCTCTCGGGATTGAGTACAGACTTCATCAGGGTGTTCAAAATCAAGAACAATGACTTCGGTTGTGACACGCGTATCAACGTGTTTCAAGGGGCGGCGCGCGCGACTGCGAATGGATTGGAGGAGGGCCCAATTAGGAATAGGGATCTCCTCCTCGACAGCCATGCGGCAATGGATCTTGGTGGGACACAAAGTGCCATCCCACTTGGTCAGGGAGCACATGCAGCGCTCGTAGACGGGATCGCAGTAGGAAGCGAGTTGGCCACAAGAATAGGCAGTTTCAACATGGTTGAAGTGACCATTCAGATAGGCCATGTAAGCCGCACGCAAGTCAATAGCGAAATCGCGGAGGGCGTGTCGCGAATCATGCGTGGGTTCAGTGCGGACGCGAACATAGGGACAAATGAACGCGGGAGTGGGGGGGGTATTATCTTCGGACGAAGAGCTGTTGTCATGAGCACAGCTACTCTCTTCTTCGAAGAGAGGAGTCGATTCGTCGTCCGACGACTCGAGGGATTCCCAACTTTCAGGAAGTTGAGTCTCCACAATGACGGGAACGGGCGGATTAAACCCGAGCAGTTGTCTCATTCTGGCAGCGCCAGATTCATTAGGGGGGACTCGATTCAGTAGATCCTCGGCATTGCGACCACACAGGGTACAACGGAGATCAGGGATCTCAGAGGGTTCATAGAAGCGAGAAGAAAAGATGCCCTCACAGGGGCAAGAGCTTCCACGCACG